TGGAAAGCAAAATGAAAGATTGGGCAGCGGATAAAATTGAACGGCGCAAAGTGGATGATCTGATCCCGTATGCGCGAAATGCACGGACGCACTCCGACGAGCAGGTGGCGCAGCTTGCAGCGTCGATAAAAGAATGGGGATGGACAACCCCGGTGTTGATTGACGAAGACGGTGAGATCATAGCAGGGCATGGCCGCGTTATGGCAGCGCGGAAACTGGGTATTGAGGAAGTCCCGACGATGGTGGCGACCGGCTGGACGAAGGCCCAGAAGCAAGCCTATGTGCTGGCGGATAATCAGCTACCGCAAAACGCGGGCTGGGATATGGATTTGCTATCGGTGGAAATGAAAGACTTGGACGCGGATGGCTTTGACCTAAGCCTGATCGGGTTTGGCGACGATATGCTGGCAAATATGCTGGTTGATGAAACCGAAGGGCTAACCGACGAAGACGCCGTGCCTGAAGTGCCGGAGAATCCCGTGACGGTGCTGGGCGACGTTTGGGTACTCGGCAATCATCGGCTGATGTGTGAAGATAGCACCAGCATCGACGCGGTGGAAAGGCTGATGGATGGGCGTAAGGCTGATATGGTGTTTACCGATCCGCCGTATGGAATTGACTTTGCGCCACAACGCGGGACGCACGGCAAGATTTTGAATGATGCGCTTGATGGTGCGGAATTTGACGATTTCTTAGATGATGTATTCGGCGCGGCCTTTGCTTTTATGAAACCTGACACATACGCATTCGTTTGGACTGGGTGGCCAAAGATTGGCGCTTTTGAGCGTTCGCTTCAAAAGTTCTTCAAGATACAGGCAATGCACATTTGGGTAAAAAACAATTTTGGCATTGGTTATTATTCGCGGCCAAAGCATGAGCCGTTTTATCTTTGCCTGAACGGCAAGCCCGTTTATCCAGATAATGCTCCGGCAGATGTGTGGGAAGCGAAGAAGGTCCACAAAACTATTCATAGCTGTGAGAAGCCTGTTGACCTCATTGTCGACATTTTGGACACCTACCACAAGAACAGCACAGTGCTTGACCTATTCGGCGGCTCAGGCTCCACCCTGATCGCTTGCGAAAAGACAGCCCGCGATTGCCGCATGATGGAACTTGACCCCAAATACTGCGACGTGATCGTAAAGCGGTGGTGTGAATTTACCGGGAAAGATGCTACGCTGGAGGCAAATGGTAAGTCTTTTTCGGTATTAGAAAAGGGATTGGAAGCAGATGCCGCGTAAACCAACGGGTAAACCAACGGGCCGTCCACCGTTCAAGCCAACGGACGACGAGCGCAAGCAGGTCGGGCAGATGGTGGCTGTCGGCATACCGCAGGAGCAGATTGCTATGGTGATCCGCGACGGTATCGATGCTGACACGCTTGCCAAGCATTTCAAGAAAGAAATCCGCGAGAGTAAGATACTGGCGAACGCCAAGGTTGGCGGGACGCTGTTCAACAAGGTTATGAACGGCGACACGTCGGCGGCTATCTTCTGGGCCAAGACGCAGATGGGCTGGAAGGAAAAGCAAGAGATAGAACATACAGGCAAGATCGAAACAATCGAACGAGTGTTTGTTGATGGCAAAATTAACGATCCCGACGCCTAAAGCATTTCGGCCTTTGTTTCAGCCGGATTTGCGCTATCTCGGCGCTCATGGCGGCCGTGGGTCTGGCAAGTCGCACCATTTTGCAGAGCGTATTGTGGACAGGATGATTGAAGACCCGACTATCCGCGCCGTTTGCATTCGTGAGGTGCAGAAATCCCTGCGTGAATCGGCTTACAGGTTGATTGCTGACAAGATCAACGCACTAGGCGTTGCTGATCGTTTTCGGGTGCTGCACGACCGCATTGAGACGCCGCAAGGCGGCTTGGTTATATTTATGGGTATGCAGGATCACACAGCGGAAACGATAAAATCGTTGGAAGGCTTCCGCATTGCTTGGGTTGAGGAAGCGCAAACGCTGTCTGAGAAATCATTGGAACTTCTGCGTCCGACAATCCGCGCACCCGGTTCGCAGATGTATTTTAGCTGGAACCCGCGCAACCGCATGGATGCGGTTGATAAATTCCTGCGCGGCGATGACGTTCCAGAAGGCGCGGCGGTTGTGCAGGTCAATTACGATAGCAACCCGTGGTTTCCAAAAGAATTGGAAGCAGAGCGGGCGCTTGATAGGCGTCTGCGTCCCGACCGTTACAGCCACATTTGGCTGGGCGATTACGAACCGCAAGCGGTTGGCGCAATCTGGAATATGCGGGACATCAACGAAGGGCGTGAAGCTGAGTTGCCTAACGATCTGTCCCGTATCCTGATCGCGGTTGACCCGGCGGTGTCTAGCGAGGCGCATAGCGATGAACACGGTATTGTGGCAGTGGCATCTAGCCAATCAGGCCACGGTTATATGCTTGAGGATGGCACGACCAAGGGCGCACCTGAACGCTGGGCGCGGCGGGCCATCGCTATGTACGACCGATATGATGCTGACGGGATCGTGATTGAGAAGAACCAAGGCGGCGATATGTGCCGCCACGTTCTAAACAGCGTTCGCCCCGGCATCAACATCATTGAGGTACACGCGACACGCGGCAAGCACGTCAGAGCAGAACCTATTAGCGCCCTGTACGCTCTCGGTCGCATCCACCACGTCGGCACGTTTCCGCAGCTTGAAAGCCAGATGTGCCAGATCACGGCGTCCGGTTACGAAGGCGATGGATCACCCGACCGGGTTGATGCTATGGTCTGGGGTTTTACCGAATTGTTTCCGAAGCTGGTCAACAAAAGCAACGAGGTATACCGCCAGCAAGCGGTGGCTGATATGGAATATAGCGTGATGAACTATGAAACTAACGACTACCGGGGCCGTCAGGCTGTGGCAATAGGAGATTGATATTAAATGACAACAAAAACAAAACACTCGGATATAGTTAATTTTTGGGAAGGTAGAATACCTGAAGATGAAATGGGATGCGATGAAGCAGATATGCTTACGCATTGCTGGAGATGTGATGTTGAAAAAAAGCAAGGCATTAAATCTAAACTAGAAAAGTGTCACATTGTGCCCGCCTCATGCGGTGGGAAAGATACTCCGGCGAATCTTATTCTGCTTTGCAGTATGTGCCACAAAGAAGCACCAAACGTAAACTCGACTAAAGCAATGTTTGTGTGGATAAAAGCAACGTTATCATGTTCAATGCTACCAAGACGACACTGGGAAGCAGCCAAAGCTGCAAAAAGTTTGTATAATTATGATGTATTATCTGAATTAGATAATATTTCTAATAAATGCGAAGGAGAAATAGATAATATACTCGATTTCGCCAAAATAGAACTTGATAAATTATTCAAAGATTCAACCATTCACTTCGGAACAGGAGGTTGTAATGAATCAACTTTGGCTTTTATCTCAATGCAATTAACAAAAGAAATTAAACAAAAGTTTACACTTTAACCAATGCCGTCAGGCCGTTGCAATAGGGGAATGATATGGGTGGCTTACCACAGCAACCACAGAATAGTTTACCATCGCCACCTTCAGATGTGGCCGGGGTCAAATCATCGTTGGGACTAACGCCGCAGGAAATGCGGATCGTCAAATACCACGATGATACAATTGCAAAGGGAGCAGTTGGCAAGGATGACCAAGGGCGTCCCGTCACGGTTTACTCCACTGGCATAAAAATACCAGCGGGCGAACCGAACGCCGGTAAATTTGTCTCAGTTCCCGGCTACGACAACGTAAAAAAGAAAATTATGACTGAAGGCGAATCATACAAGCGTTGGAAATCTGAAATAGATTCAGGTCAATGGCCGGTATACAATAGCGGCGAAGAACTGAATGCGCGGTCAAAAGCTATGCATCAGATCATGGATATGGAATCTGACAAAGCTATCAAGGCGAGGAAGTAGAGCCATGAGCGACAGCATCAAAACGCTACTCACCGAAGGCTACCGCAAGATGGGCAAAGCCAAGCCTAAGAAGAAGTCCAAAGCTAAATGATCCGACCCATGACCGCGCAGGACATACCCGTCCTGATTGACATGGGCGCGGCTATGCACAAGGAAAGCAGATATGAAAAACTTGACTTTGATCCTGAGAAGCTTCGCAGTCTTGGCACAAATATGCTGGATCAACCTGATGGATGGCTGTGCTTGGTTGCTGAACGCAATAGCGAAATTATTGGATTTTGTATCGGCTACGTTGCGCCGCATTTCTTCGGCAATGACCTAACAAGCGGCGACCTTGCGATATACGTTGTGCCTGAACACCGGGGCGGCATGATGGGAGCAAGGTTAGTCAAGGCTTATGACGCATGGTGCAGCGAGAAAGGCGTCGAGCAACCGTTACTAGGCGTGTCGGCGGGGATCACACCAGACAGGACCGGGCAGCTATATGAACGGTTAGGGTATACTGAGAAATACACCGTTTACAAAAAGCCCAATAATCATTTATGATGTCAAGCTATGAAATGCCTGTTGATCTTTGGTGCGGAAAATGCACATCCATTAGCGTGGCTTCTCAATCGTAAGCGGCGTCATGTCTGGTGTGCGTTGCAGGATGTAGATCGCGGAGCGTGGATTAGTTACAACTGGCATCAAGGTGTGCCGGTTATTCAAGCGGAAGCGGCGGCTGATTACGATCTGGCAACGCATTACCGGGCGCAAGGTTTTGCAGTTGTTGAAGTTGAACGGGGAACGCAACCGCGTTTGTTTCCGTTGGTTATGAATAATTGCGTCGGTCATGTTAAGGTTGTTTGCGCCTTGCACACATTTGCGGTGACTCCGCACCAGTTATATCGGTCGATGACCAAAAGGAAGCGTCCAATGAAATTTAAACAGCTATTCACGGTTCCCGGTTTTG